CCGGGGGCGCCGATGACAAGCCTGTTTTCGTCAGGGGAAGCCTCGACTGCCCGGATTTGTTCTATGGAAAGTTCTTCTAGTGGGATCAGCCAAGTCATAATCAGTCCTCAATACCAAACGCTTCCGGCAGCAGACCGCTTTTCTCGTGCGGTTTGTTTGCCTTTCGCCTCCGCTTTTGCTCAGCCTCTGCTTCAGCGAGGCCCGACGTATTTTCCGCCAGTCGACAGCCAGTCAAATACCAACCGAGCTCCCAATCGGATAGAGCTCTGAGTCCGCCGAAGCGCGGTAGGTGGTCGGTCAGAATTTGATCTCTATCCGCCTCATTGCCCATCGCTTCGGAGAGCAAAGCTTCGAGTACACGGTAGGGCGGATCATCCTCTCGGGATATCGCTGTGCGAACCGCATCCATGGCGTCTTGGAACTTCCTTCTACGGCGATAGGACAGTGCCAGGTTGAACCAAGGTCCAGACCAGTGACTTGCGTTCCCGGCTTCACGATAAAAGCGCTCTGCTCGATCATGATCGCCTAAATGACCGTAGTAAGTCGCTATGTCATTGAGTAGGCCAGAGTCTGGCTCAGCCTTTTGACGCAATAGGCGCTTCGCAATTTCTATGGCCTTTTCGTAATAGCCCAGTTCAGAATATTTATCCGCCAACTCTGTGAATTTAGCACCATGCTGCGATGACGGTATTTTTCCCGATCTAATGTCGCTTTCGATTTTCTCGATTTCTATTTCAATCTTGTTCGGATTAACGACGTTGGTGAATGGATTTTCAATGCTGCGCTCAAATGGCTTCGCTCTCGAAGCTTCCATCCTAGCAAACTGTAGGGTGAGCACTTGGTTTGCGTCATAGCTATACGATAGCCGAAGGATTTCCCCTTTTGAAATTGGCGGATTCAATGTCCACGTCTCACTCAGAAGAGACTGCTCGTCACCGGTTGTGCCGCCGACAACCTCGACCCTAAGCTCAATGGGCGTTGTCTCACTTCCTTCCGGGGAGCGGAATTTAAGAGCATCAGCTCCGTCGCAGGAAAACGGCAATTCCGTCCCTTTCGGAATGAGCTCAATGTCACCATTCGCCGTTTTGATGGAGATCCGGTCATGGGCAACTGGTCGGACGAGTCCCTTTCCTGTCAGGGCCAGGCTAAGAGCGTGAAGTGCGGCTCCTTTTGCAATCGCCGTCTGGCTGGCGTCGCGTTCTGGAAAGGAGAGAATGACAGCAGAGGGCAGGAAGTCTTCCAGTTCCTGGGAGACTTGAGGGATCCGGCTGCTCCCGCCCGCGAGAAGCACGAAATCAATGTCCTCATGATCCAAATTTGCCCTTTCGATCGCATCTTCTATCGGGGCAAATATCGAACAGGTGAGGCGAAACTCGGTCGACCGAGCATGAAGCATATCGATATCAAGGAACGGCTCCATTAACTCTTCGAATTGCGTCGCCGTCAGTTTGGGGGACTGAAGCGTATAGGTCTTGCCGTTTATTTCGACGTGATGAACGCCGGGCTGGGTTTTGACGATTTCGTCTTTGTTGGCATCATCATATTTCCCGAAGCTGATTAGTCTGGAAATCTGGTCACAGATCCCAACTTTCAGCGCCTCAGCCACACCAATCAGTGCGGGTTCAACATGCTGCTTTTTTTCGCTAAACCCCAACGCAAACTTGTCGAGGTTATTCTGCTCGATGAGTTGGGGAATCAAAACTTCGTAGAGGATCGCTGCGTCGATATCTCCTCCGCCAAGCCTATGATAGCGCGACACGGCTAAGGGCATCACATTCAGTGAATTGGAACCGTCCGATTTACTCAGCGCAAAAATAGCCACATCGCATGTGCCGCCGCCGAAATCGAAAACGAGCAGTCGCCGCTCGTCCTCCTCAATTTCGAAGTCGCCAAGGTCATGGGAATTTGCATATTCAAGAAACGCTGCAATGGGCTCATCCAGCATAACGTGAGACGAGACATCAACATCGGCTAGTTTGGCTGCATCCGAAGTATCTTTTCTTTGTGCCGCTTGAAAGGAAGCCGGGACCGTGACGACGGTTGATGCTGCATCCAGCGTTTCAGACAAAACAGCAGCATCGCGCAGGAACCGGATAACGTGACCTCCGATGTCTACGGCGGATTGCAAACCGATCGGAGCTTTGTGATAGACACGGCTCGTGCCGATATCATTCTTGCAGTCGAAAAATAGGTTTCGGTTTTGCAAAAGGCCAAATTCACCTGAGCGGCTTCGAAGCCGCTTTGCACCTTCACCGATGAACGTCTTGTCGCCTGCAATGGCCACAACGGAAGGAACGATTGGGCTCGAATAAATACCTTCAAGAGTTGGTTGTTCTACGTCCAAACATCTGACCTGAACTTGGTCCGGGGTTTCCGGGCTCCAAACTGCTTCAGCGACAGTCGAATTCGTTGTCCCCAAGTCAATCCCGATGGCCCGCACGGACTCTTCCGGTAATGCTATGTTTTTCAGGTCAATTATCATGTGCGATCCCCTAGGAATTTTTGACTTAGTAAATATTATTTTCGGCTCTGCTTCCGCCAGTTCTCAGGTGTTTCGAACTGGCCGGCCCAAATTCCAATACCAGCTGAGCTGGCGCTTTCCTCATCGGTTACGTAGTCTTTTGAGTACCGTCGATATGCTACAGCCCAGCCATTCCGAACCATCCAACGGTTCAGATCCTGGTCTGCCTTGAAGCAAACGCCAATGATCCGCTTGTATCGATCGACGCCGTTCGGTTCGCATCGTATCACTGACAGCCCTACCATGTCAGCGAGAGCGAGAGATGCTTGTTGCCCGCATCGGTATTCTTCCCCATTTTTCTCACAAAGCTGTCTGCTTTCCGGTGCGTCGATGCCGTGAAGCCGTATCCGATGGCCATGTATCTCTATTGTATCTCCATCGATGACAGAGGCGCGTCCAACCAAATCCTGTGCGTTCGCCAGGGATGGTGTCAGGCAAAGGCCAAGTAGGGCGATGGTTGCGCGAACCCCCATCCTTAAATCTCCCGCGCAAACCAGCGGATCCGCCCGATGACATTCACCTCATCCGCTGTCCGCTCATACGGGCTATAGAACGTATTGTCGGAAATCACCCGAACCTTGGGTGGGTCATTGTTGGGTATGTTCTCAAGGCGCTTGGCCACCAGCCCCATGCCATCAAACAATACGAAAATCCCAGGTGGTGTGGGCGCGCGCTTGGCAAGGTCAACCAGAACCACGTCACCGGAATGAAGTGTCGGCATCATGCTATCTCCCTCGACATGCATGATCCGCAGGTTTGCGGGTTCCGCTTTCAGATCGTGGAGGATCCATGATCTCTGAAAATGATAGGGCTCTCCATTCTCGATCTCGTCGGTGACGAGGTTTCCGCCGCCCATGGAGGCCGTGACTTCCACTGAAGGGATGCTGACGAAGGCCTCCATGGGGTCTTCCATGATGGGGGATTCGCCATCGATATCGCCGATGCCATGGAGCAGCCAGTTCCGTTCGACATTGAGGGCCTCGGCGACCTGGTCAAGCTTTTCCAGATTCGGGTTTTCCGATCGCCCACGCATGATGTCGTAGACGAATGACCTGTTGATACCTGCCAGGTCAGCGACACGGCCGGCGGTCATGCCGAGCTGCCTGGATCGCGCTCTGAGCCTGTCGGCCATGGTGTATCGCATGTGGTTATCCCATGTCTGTGGATATCGTGGATTAAAAAGGATTGATTTGTCGCAGTCAAGAGAATAAAACAGAAGAAGAACGTGGGCTTGCGTGGATGGTCGCTGATGGCTGGGATCGAAAAAGACTACTATGCCTTGGAGGAGGTCGAAGAACGCTGGGGGATTCCTCGGCGTGATCTCGCTTATTTGGCGGAAAACGGCCTTTTAAAAGTCTCGGTCCGCCTCTATGGCGTCCGAATCGAGCGCGGATCCTACGAGGAGACGGACGACGGCCAATGGTTCAGCATCCCGGAGGAGCAAACCTGGTTCCAGGGGCTGCAGGATCTTCGCCCACACGACATCTACAAGCTGTTCCACGAAGGCGAGATTGAGGTCCAGCATTTCGATGCGCCTGACACCGAGTATTGCCAAGTCCTTCATCCCGACGAGGGAATCGTTGTGAAGCGCGAAGAGCTTGTGGTCCGTCGCGAGGAGCGTGACAGGGCCGAGGCCAAACATGGCCTTGGCGGAACGCCCCGGACGACGGAAAGCGTGTTTTCCCAGCGCAACGACTTCAGCGAGGTGACGCTTGGGGATCGGACATACACACTTGGTCCCATCCAGGCCCAGGTGGTGCGGATTCTCTATGAGGCCGCGACGACGGCGTCACCCTGGCGGCATGGCAAGCTTGTGCTGGCGGAGGCGGGCTCGTCCTGCACCCGTATGGCCGATCTCTTCAAGACCCAGCCTGACTGGCGGATGCTGATCCAATCCGATCGTCGCGGCAAATACCGTCTCAACATCCAGTTCTCGTAAATCCCCCTCCGAAAGCCTGGTTCGCCGGGCTTTTTGTGTGTTTGGGCGCGTGAAGGTCCCCCGGCCATCCCCCAGATAATCCCCTCATATCCCCCTGATTCATCCTAATTCGTCCCCCAACGGTCCATCGGCGGTCCCGACGACGGATTTCTGATCGGACGTCATCCTCTCTGCAGGTTTTCGAATTGACCGAAGGAGAGACAGATGACCGTTCGGCATCTCAATCAGAAAGAATTGGCAGATCGTTGGAAGATCTCCGCCCGCACATTAGAGCGGTGGCGGTGGACAGGCGAGGGGCCGCAATACATCAAAATCGGCGGCCGGGTGGTTTATCGCCAGGAAGACGTCGAGGCCTTTGAGGCCAACCAGACACGCAAAAGCACCGCCGACACCGAGGCACCTTTCCAGGCAGCGGGAGGGCGGTCATGAGCATCGTCAATCGCCCCTCGCTCTCCGAGCTTGCCAATATGCCGATCGTCGACGTGGTCGGGCTGCCGGCAGATGTGCTTGCTCTTCTCCATGAAGACGCTGACGCTGCCTTGCGATCCGCAAAGGCAGCCAAGGACTGGATCGATGGTGCAATCGCGCGCCGATTTTCAGAGCAGTCCGATGCCCACCGTCGCGCTGAAGGCAAGGATACCGGTACGGCGCGCTTTCAGGATGGACCGGTGACGGTGGTCGCCGAGTTGCCAAAGCGTGTCGACTGGGACCAGCCTCTGCTGGCCGAGCTCGTTGAGCGGATTAAATCCGATGGCGACGATCCTCGCGAATATGTGGAGATCAGCTTCAAGGTGTCTGAGCGCAAGTTCAGCGCTTGGCCCAGCCACATCCAGTCGGCGTTTCAGGAGGCCCGGACCGTTCGTGTCGGCAAGGAGACGTTCAAGCTGATCCTCGGGGAGGACAGCCAATGAGCGCGCTTCCCATCATCTCCGCCGACCAGCGTCTGGCGGAACGGCGCGGTATCAAGGGCTGCATCTTCGGCAAATCCGGGATCGGCAAAACCTCGCTGCTGTGGACGTTGGATGCCCAGTCCACCTTGTTCTTCGATCTTGAAGCTGGCGACCTCGCCATTGAAGGTTGGCCCGGCGATACCATTCGCCCCCGAACTTGGGTTGAATGCCGGGACTTCGCTGTCTTCATCGGCGGGCCGAACCCGGCGCTCCGAGAGGATCAGGTTTACAGCCAAGCGCATTTTGATGCGGTCTGCGAGCATTTCGGTGATCCTTCAGCGCTGAACAAGTACCAGACCCTCTTCATCGACAGCATCACGGTCGCTGGGCGTCTGTGCTTCCAGTGGTGCAAGGGTCAGCCGCAGGCATTCTCTGATCGCACCGGCAAACCTGACATGCGTGGCGCTTACGGTCTGCATGGCCAGGAGATGATCGCATGGCTCACTCACCTGCAGCATACGCGACATAGCCACCCGCAAGATTGAGGCGATTGAACGCCCCATCCGTGCGGCTTCGGAACGCACCACCGATCAGGCCCGCAAGGTCATCGCTGACCTGGAGCGCCAACTGGGTGCTGCGAGCAATCCGCGCAACGCGGCTGTCGAACAGGCGCTCTCGCGTTTCCCAGAAGGGGCCACGGAAGCTCAGCGTCGGGACGTCGAGCGACTGTCAGGGGCTCTGTTTGATCAGAAGCTGGCCATTGAGGAGCTCAATAAGGAACTCGAAGCCGAGGCCAAGCTCCGCGACAAGGGTGCGGAAATCACCCGCCGTCATCGCACGGCGGAAGAGGGATACCGCGATGTCCTGATCGAGCTTGGAGACTTGCTCGCCAATTCGGCCATCGACCAGGAAACCTATGCCCGGGCGGTGGAAGAAGTCGAACGTCGCAAGCTGGATGCTTCGACCGAATGGCGAGACGGGGCTGTCCGTGCCGTTCGTGACTATGTGGAGGAGGTGAGCAATGCGGCGCGGACTGCCGAACAGGCAGTGACCAAGTCGCTCCAGGCGGGAGAGGACGCCTTCGTCAAATGGGCGACCACCGGCAAGCTGGCGGCGGGCGACCTGTTCAACACCATGGCCGAGGAAGCGCTCCGTGCCGCCTGGCGCATGTCGGTGATCAAGCCCTTCGGCGGCATGCTGGAGGGATTGTTCTCGTCCATCGGATCCGGGATTGCCGGGTGGTTCTCAGGCGGATCAACGGGCGGCACGACTGCCCCAGTGGACACGGGCCTGATCCTCGAAGCCCATTCGGGCGGCGTGGTCGGACATGACGCGCTTCGTCGGCGTGACGTCGATCCAGGATTGTTTCGCTCGGCTGAGCGGTTCCATGGTGGTGGATTGGTGGGTCTTCGCTCTGGCGAGGTGCCCATCGTGGCCCTTCGCGGGGAGGAAGTTCTGACCCGCGACGATCCACGTCATCGCTTCAATCTCGCCGGATCGCAAAGCGGCGTGACCGTCGTGGTCCAGCCAACTGTCACCAATAGCGTGCCCAACACCCAGGCCCG